AAAAAAAGCCGAACAATTAGTCCGGCTCTCCTAGGTATTCAAGTATGGCAGCATGTTGCAGCGGGGTGAGTGCTCGTTGCCGTGGTTGGTAGTGCAATTCTTGCAGGCGGTTGGTTAGTTGGGGGTTTAGTTTGATCCAGCGGCGAAGTTGGGTAACGGCACTGTGTTTGGTACTGTGGGGGAAGTACATAATGGCAAGGTCACTCAGATACATTGTTTTCATTTTTGTTTTTCAGTGGTTTAAAAATAGCCCGCAACTTGCGCTGCGGGCGGTTAAGGTTTATCCGTTGGGATCGTCTACGTCATCGCCACCGGTGTTGCCTCCTGGGTTATCGGGCAGGTCTGGCGTGTCTTCACCACCTTGCGAGGCGGCAACGGCACGGGTAACTACTCTAGTAAGTGGCAGGCTTGGAACGCTTACCACGTCTTTCATCAAGGTACCAGGGCGAAACTGCACGGATGCACCAATGATGTTGCTGCGGGTAAACTCTTCCTTTTTGGCGGCTCCGGTGCTGCGAAGTTGTAACTGAAAGGTGCCTAGTGTTTCGAGTTTCACAATACGGCCTGCGGCAAGGTTTACCTTTAGCTGTCTGATCAGTGCGCGGATCACGTTCAACACATCACCATCCGTCAGTGAGGTGGCGTATGATACTGCCTCGGCAATCTCATTGATTTCAACCGTGCCGGTGGCTTGTGCCTTGGCATAATACTTTGGGGCTTCGTTACGGTCCTGCGGGTTTTTCAGCAGGGCAAGAGAATAATTCATAATTTGTTGATGTTTGGGTTATTACTTTGATTATCGATTCAAAGTAAGGTGTTTGCAGGGTGTGTTTGTGGCGTTAGCTTAGTTTGTGTGCTTAGACGGGGCAAAACACAAAGAAAGCCTCTGTGTTCACCGCATCAGAGGCTTTCTCCTTTATATATAGGCATGCTATAATAGCTTTTTGATGAGCGATAAAAGTTTGGTAATGTAGCCGTGGCTCCATAGCATCAGGATGATGAGCAGCCAGGCAAGCACACCGGACCATATCAGGGTGGTTTGCCACCATGATAGTTTGCGGGGTACTTCCTTATATACCTCCACCTTGTAAGGTATGGAGTCGGTTTTGCTTATCGCAATCGTGTCACGCACCAGCTTGTCACGGTACGAATACTTATACTGATACTTGAATACCGTGTCGCCCTTAACAATGATATAGATGCTGTCACGCTGATAGATGCTATCCCGTTTCAGTCGGTCGATGTAAATGCTATCACGCTTAATGCGCTCAACAGTTTGAGGTGCACGACACGAACAAACCACACTCATCAGCAGCATCAGGGTGATAAAGAATAATATAACGCCTATTTTGCCTCTCATACCACTTCAATCGTTATGTTGTTATCATGCTTCAGCATATCCACAAGGCGATCCTCGTAAAAGGTAGAGTTGAGCACTTTGCCCACTTGCTTATTCTCCCCAACCAGGATGCAACCGGCTGTGTCGGCAGGCGTGTTGCCTCTGTGTATCAGCACACCTTCGTAACCGGGCACGTTGACAAGTCTTGGCAACAAGCGTTTAAACTTAGGCGATACGTTTACGATCACTTTATAGGTACCTTCAGGGATAGCGGTTTGCCCCGGTATCTTTTTAGCTGCCAGTTGTGCGGCTGTCATACCTTTATCCAGTCGGTCGGTATCTTCCAGCGTGTCGCAAAAGTAAGTACCATCTATGTACAGCTTGCCGATGGTGTAGCCTGCTTTTCGGGCGATGCGTTTCAGTAGCAGCTTGGTCATTTCTGTGCCTCCTTTCCGTTGCTTAGGTGAGCGGTTAAGTAGGGTATCTTCTTCACGAACTCAACACTAGCCACGTAGTAGAGGAATGCAGATACTTTGTAACCTAGTGAGGCATCGGGGAACAAGTTCTTCAGGTTGCGCAAGATGTTGACCCCGTAGAAGTAAAACACCGAATAGGTAACGAAGCTAACGCATTGCAGCGCACCGATCGGGTTGCCTTTGTGGTCGCCAATGTAGTAGATGGCACAGATAAGCAGCAAGAATGCCGTGGCTTCGAGTATGCAGCGAAAGGCCTTTTTGAAGCTCCAGCTTTCTTTGTTGATGATTAACCCGGCTAGCAAGCCCACGAAGAAGTTAAGCAGAAACACAGCTAGCAGGCTGCTAAGCTCCCCGCTCAAGGGAGACAGGTAAGCGGCTAGTCCGGTGAAGAGTGCCGCAATCAGGTTTTTAATGTAATCCATTTTGGTTTTCATTTTTAAAATTATTATTATGGTTGTAAACTTCTCCGTAAGGTACTCACATCGAGCAGGTCCGTTGCATCTAGGGTAAAGGCCATTGTCCAGCCTATGCTTGAGGTGTCTTTCCATTCAAACGGCACGATGGTGTGTTGACCTGAAATAAACTCGCTGACAAAGGTGCCAAGCACACTGTTGCGACTGTCGGCCATTATATGCGCACGTAGCTCGTTGATCAGGGTAAGCGTTTGAGCGGATGCGAGGCCCTGCTCTATCAGGTCGGCAGTGTCCTGCAAGCGCATGGCTACCGTAATGGCAAGGCGCATGTTATCGAGCAGGGTGTTTCGTTGGTTGGGCGTTGATACGATTTCACCATAATCGAGCATCAGGTAGGTAGGCACACCCACAAAGCCGGCTACCAGTTGCTTGGTGCTGTCAATATCCGATGCTACCACGTAGTTTTCAATGTCGGGCATTACGCTTGTGGCAGGAAGTGCCTGCACGAAGCTAAGCAGTTCGGCATAACCGGCTATGGGACTTTCACCCCGCTTGAATAAGTTGAGCACGCCCGCTTTGGTGGGGTACTTGGCAAAGTATTTTAACAATTCTAGTATCATTGTATAATTTGGGTTATCAAGTCAATGGGCAGTCCTGTTTCGGCTGCAATTTTATCGGCTTTCATATCAGCACTCTTTAGTGAGCGCACACTTTCAATTAACTTCTTGCGAAGTATGCTCAGGTACTTGAGCAGGTTCATTTGCTCTATCTCTTCGCTGTTGCCTAGTCCATCGGCACTAAGGTTATAAAGGGCTTCGGTGGCACCTATGCTAATGGCACTCTTTGATTCGCGGCCACGGGTAAGTATGTCATACTCCGTGGAACCAAACAGCCAGTTAATAAAGGCCGTGAAGTTAAACGCTATGGCTTGCAACGTGGCTTCCGGCAGGGTGGCAAACTGTGCGGCTAGCTCCTGCGCGCTTTGGCTGTTGTACGTTCCGGGATGGTAGAGCATGGCAGCCAATAAGGGTAGCTGCTCCTTGCCTCCTTTATTGATGCTGCTTGCTTCGAGGTATTGCAGTGCGGTTAGCGAGCAGGTGAGCACGCCAAACGAGGTGTCAACCGTATAGCCTCTGTAGGTGTTGCCGCCAACTACCAACACGGGTAGCATCTGTGCACAGAACTTGCAGTCGAGCAAGTAGGTGTAAGGCAGCTTACTCAGGTAGCGGGCAAGGGCGTGGCCTTGCATGCGTTCGGGCGGTGTCTTCTTAAACTTGGCTTTGTCTTCGGCATTGAGCGAGTTCAGTGCGGCATCATTATCCGGGTAGGAGATGATAAACGGGAATGTTACCTGTTCGGCTAGCCACACGATGTTAGCCAACGCTTCTTCGTCTTTGATTCGTTTTAACGATACGCCCAGGTGTCGGCATACGTAGTTGATCTTTACCCTGACGGGTGACAGCTTGCCGGTAGCAAACAGTTGCAAATCGGCTATCAATGCTTCATAAGCAACGGGCGATAGCTGCTCCCATTCGTTAGGCACGCTGACCTTACGGCCTTTTACTTCTATTGTTATAGCTTTCATGGCATGTAAACTTTATCCCAATGGTTATTAAAATTGGTATCAGTCACTAAGTCGACAGGGTTATCCTCTATCGATATGCTAAGGTCCACATCGGTAATCAGGCTGTCGGCTTCTTTGTCTAAGGAGTCGGCCAACTGTAGGATGCGAGCTTGCTCACCGTCACCGCTGCGGGTAACTTTACTGTCCTTAAATAATCCACGAATGACTTCGGGAAACTCCAATATGTCAAACCGCCTGAGTGCTTTGGCGATGGTTTTCTTAGCCAGGGCACGTTTCAGCAGAGCGTTGGCGCTCTCTTTACCTTCGGCTCTGCTGAACATGCTACCCAGCCGTTCGTCAAGTGCCTCCTTCTGCCACGGTATGCAGCGGAAGAAAAACAGGTAACTCATGTCTATTGGGTATATAGCATCAAACTCCTCTGTGGTTTTGATCTGCAACTGTTGCAAGGTTTGGTAGTGTGGTGTGGCTTGCCATTCGGCACTACCTTCTTTATCAAGCAAGGCAATGAGGCTATCCATGCCGTCGAAGTACGACTGCTTGAAGTCACGTGCCAACTGCTCCTGCTCGTTCTTAAACGTGTCTACACCCGATATTCTTCGTTTAATGGTATCGGATGTAACTTGCTTAAACTGGCACAGACTGGCAACGGCCGTTCGCAAGGCTTCTTTCTGTTCGCTTGGTGTGGTAGCATCGTCTATCTCCACAATAGCGGTGTAAATTTCACTTGTTATCACCATCTTGATTTGCTTCACCGCACTAGCGGCACTGGCGTTGAGCGACTTAAAGTCGGCATTCACATCGAGCAGGCTCACATAATCCTGGTAGTGAGCCATGCTTCGGTATAGGGTTTCGAGTATCATCATAGCTGTGAGTTATTAAGCCTGTTGGCGGGTGAAACTTCTTCTTGCCTGGTGGGCATCTCTCGGTAATAGCCTAACCTGTAGCCGGCTGCATAGAGCTTCGGGAAGTTGAGTTGCAGGGCGATATTAAATGGCTCGCTGCATATCTCATCTTCCGGATTCAGTTGTAGCAGATAGATAAGGTAATTATAATATACATCTGCACCACTTTTGCTTATTACTCCGTCTTTACTGATATTGGATATCGAACTATCAATACCCAATGAAGAGATAAGTACTTCGTCGGCACGCTTATCGTAGTCAATTAAGGCGGTAATGTATTCCTTATACTTCATGTCAACGTCTTCAATCTTCCATTCAACGGGTTGGCCTTTAGAGTCTGTGAAGGTGTAGGAGCTAAATGTTTTGCCCTGGTTCTTGCTGCCTGATAGGAACTCAACCAATTTATTCATTTCACTTTTAAGCACGGCAAGGAACACCGATTCTTTGTATTCGGTACCTACCTCTATGCCGTTGTACTTCACCAATGGTGCGTTCTTGGTCGCCAGCTTTTTGTTCTCCTCGGCTATGCGGGTGATCTGCTGCCGCTTATTCTCAATCCATTGGTAGGGTATTTTGATGTGCTTCTTAGCCGCAAGTGAGTTTTCAAGAAAGGAGTTGATGTAAACAGGCAGTTGGTTGCTACCTTTGATATATGCCTGTGTGCCGGTGTGGGTTTCGTTGATACCGTAATACTCTCCTACCGACTTGTCACGGTAGTGGCCCACGGCTGCATATTGGTATTTGTCTACCTCTTCGAGCTTGAAGCGCGGGTAAAACAAGAAGTTACTAATGCTGTAGTTCCAACGGCCAACACCCACAAAACGGAAGTCGCTGTAGTTAACCAGTCCGGTAGCCACGTCCTTGCGCATGGTGGCAAGGCGGCACTGTTTGTTCTCCATAGCCTCCATTCCTGCCAATGGCTTAACGGCTTTCAGTCCGCTTGCCTTGCCCTCGCTGAAACGGTATTTAACGAAGTAGTCTCCAAAGGTATAGTAGTTCTTGATTATCGTGCGGGCAAACTCTTTATGGGTAATCTCTAGGCCGTTCTTGCCCCATGATTCCAACCAGTCTTGCACCTCGGGTATCTGTTCCCATTCCCTGCGGAACTTACCTCCTTCCATAACCGGACGGTAGGGCATGATGCCCATGCCGTAAAGCATGGCTGTCTGCTTCTTGATAAGGCGAGGTAACAGGCGGTTCTTCTTGATGTCTAGTTCTATCTCCTCGCACTTATGATTATTGGCACCACGCCACAACACGTTGAACCCGTTGAGTGTGGAGTATTGCATATCGCACCAGGGCAACACAGGATCGTAATCCATAACCGTAGGCAGGCGATGCAGGGCACTAGGCGAATCGCCCATCTGGAATGACAGCACGGTGCCGCTATCCTGGTACACGCCTATGTTGCCGAATAATTGAAGTTCTTGTTTCATATCATTTACTTTATTAACCAGTTGACTTTATGTAGTTTATACCCATCGTTCGGGAATCCCATGTACCGAATGAGTATGCGGTAGCACATCTTCGGGTTGCCGTCTCCATCGGTAAACAGCAACAGGTTGTCGGCATCCACACTGAACCGTTCCTTGGGCAGCTGTGTGCGCCACTTGCAACCGGTTACTACCTTCAGCTCTGCGCTCGCTTCGTTGCGGGTGCGGCTGTAGGGGTAGTATGCCAGGGTGAACGTGGCATCGGGCAGCTTGCTCACCTCGCGTGCCCACTGCATGGCGTGTATGCCTGTTAGGGTTATAGCTTGAGTATCCATAGCCCGAAGGTACTACACGCACGGGCGTGCGCAAAGGACGAGCAGCGAGCGAAAATGTGTTACAACCTGCGGTTTGTCATATTTCCTGACTTTTCCGAAAGGGTGCCGCGCACATGGCTCTCTCAGCGGGGCGTGGTCACTGCGTGCAGAGCGAAAATGTGAGTTTTGCAAGCGTATAACGTAAACCGATGGCTGTCAGCCGTTTCAGTATGCAACACTTTCACAAACACACCGATTATATAAGTTGGCCACGTTATTATTGTACCCTGCTACTAGGGTTATATAATCATATTGTCCGGCAAATCATCGGGCATATTGCTTAATTCTCCCATCACTTTCTCACCATAACGTCCCCAAAGCAGATAGATGAGTGCGCTCGGTATCTGCGTGGTGCGGCTGGCTTGTTGGTGCAATGGTACTTTTTTTTCGCTGGTTTTATCCATCTCTATTTTGCCGTCAATTCGTTTCACGGGACTGAGCGGAATGGCGTTACAAAGTTCCTTGCATTCGTTTTCGTCAATGAGTACTTGAGGAAGCAAGCTGCTGCGCCCGCCAAAGATGAGTAGCAACAGGCGGTATTGCTGCCAGTGGTACACGGTAGCTTGCCCTTCGTTCATGAGTTCCACGGAAAAACCGTAGTTCTCTAGTTCACGTTTCAGCAGGCGGCTATCCGTGCGCACCTGTTCTAACTCTTCACGGCTCTTGTTGCCGGCACGGTCAGGGTACAACACAATGCGCTTGTTGCGCACGGTGTCTCCAAAGAACTCGTACACCTGTTTGGCAAGCTCCGGCTGTTCATCCGGGTAACACGCGTAGAAGTTCTTAATGACACGGGTTTCTCTTCCGTAGTTTTTTTCTTGTGCTGCCACGATCGAACTAAAGTGTCCGGGGTCGTAACCTAGTAGTATCTCATCATCGGGGTTGTAGTACTTGAGGTAGCGAGCGGTCAGTACGAACATATCTTGCAAACTATTCTTCATAATACTGGCGTACTTGTACCCATCGGCAAACTGGTGTTTCTTGCGGTCGTAGTTGGCGAAGAACTTGTTAACCACGGCCTTTTGCCTGATAGCACAGATAGAGGTAAGAAAGTCATCAATGCCCAAGGTTTCCAACTGTGTTTTGAAAAACTTGGGACCAAGTATATCTTTGTTGGCAAACGACGATGCACGGAGGTACACCGTAGCGTTACGCCTCATGTCGGCAAGTCGGGGCTGCCAGGTAGCAATGATTCGCTGCTGCCGTTCCAGTTCCAACCTTACTTTTTCTAACGCCAACACATCTTTGGTGTTGCGAAGCAAGTCCTGATACTTGTACTCCAACACCAGTGCGGCATTGAGGTGCATGGCAACGGTCATAATCTCATCTTCCAACTCCTTGTTGGCATTCTTTTCGTAGGCCTCGAACCAGTCGTCTTCTCCAAGGTCTACCCGTGCGGTGTCGCTCACGGCCGTGATGCCTTGGTAGTAGATGCTCTTACGTGTTTCGGCAGTACCACCACGTAGGGTAGGGAATAGGCGGCTCTTGAGTTTATCACCTTTGTTGTGCTTCATCTCCTCAATGAAAGCATGCGATGCCGAACGGCCTGCCACAGAATCGGGCTGATCCGAAGACACAAGTTGAATCTGAAAACCGTTGCGGAACAGTACGCAATGTTTGGGGTCAACCACCGGATAACGTGGCCTGCGGAAGTGTGAAGGTATTTTTTTCTCACCGGCAATGAAGTCGATGCCGTACTCCATCAATGCGCGCTCCACCCCGTTGACCGTGACCTTACGGCTGAACTCTGCCAAGATGCTAGGCCACACGTTGGTGAGCAGTGCCACGTAGGTACTGTGTACTAGGAAGCCAAGTTCACCGGGTAGATCGTTGGCCACACGGATGATGCGGGTAGAGGTTACACTATTTGTTTTACCGGTACCACGTCCCCATTCGCAAAACAAGCTGTTAGGGTCTAGCATGTTGGCAATGGCCTGCACCCTGTTCATGTAGTACCGTTGGAAGTTGGTGCTTTGCTCTTCGGATAAGTTGGGTTGTTCCATGGTTACTCTTCGTTAATGTCAAGGAATTCGGCCTCTTGAATATCGGCATCACGCAACAGGCGTTTCTTTTCCATCTTCTCCACAGGTAGCTCATTGATGAGCTTAATGTAGAAGCCTTCGTTATGCTTGGAGGCAATTTCTTTGATTGATTTCTTTTCGTAGCCCAAGTCTTCCGGTTGGATTTTTGGGTCCATCAGGAACACAATGCCCATGTTGCGGTCGGCTTCAGCAATGGCGGTGGCACGTTGACGACACTCACGGGCAGCGTTGAATGACTTGTAGGCGGTTTTGTAGTCACGTGCCGACAGACACACTTTGGCTAAGTCTTCGAAGCGGTCGGCATAGTTTGCCTCCCATATCTTGCTACTCACGTTGTCATCTACCGCAAAGTAGTTGATGGCTGAGTAGATGCGTGCCTTGCAGGTGCGGATGTCAAGCATAACCTGCTGTTCGGCTGCTATGCGCGACTGCAAGGTTTTGGCGGCACGGCTTACATTCTTCTCAAACTCATATACCTCGGCAGCCCATTGCAGTTGCTTGAGGAACAGGCGCACATCGGCAGGTATGCCGTCGCAATGTCCGGTGCGCATGAACTGCGCCAGCAGGTCAGGGTGTAGCGCATCCAGTTTCTCTATCATGGATAATTCATTCATACATCAAATAGTCTTCGTCTTAGTTTTAACTCTTCCAGGTCGTTCAGTCGCTCGGCTTGCAGTTTAATGGCTTCGAGGTCTCCCTTGGCTGCTTTTTCTTGCAGTGCTAAGTCAACCGCATGTCTGCCTTCCGAATAACCTTCGTTATAGGCACGGTGGTACACATCACCGGGCTTGTTTACCCGCTCAAGCAACAGCATGGTTTCAATGGCATCAAGTCCCAACAGTGCCGCTATCTCTTCGATTGGCGTGCCGTTGGTGGCGAATGCCTTCACCTCGTCTACATATATATCGGGTAGGTAGTGGGTGTTACTGATTTCCTTTTTCATCGCGGCTGTTTAAAATGTTTTTGATGATTAGTGATGTATTGCGGTGTTTCTCCAAGAGTGCCCGGTCGCTATCCCGCTTATCCTTACGATCTTTCTTTTTCAGGTAAGATTCGTAGCGACGGATGCTGTCGAGCGTGCGGCGATGCTTGCGGAGGAACTCATCGGGATCGGTGCGCAATAGTTTCTCCAGCTCGGCACGTTCCGTCTTGTGCTTAATAAGCGGGTGCTCAAACTTGAAGTAACCCGTGTCATTATAAGATTGCAGCTCGTTGAAGGCTTGCAGGTTCCGAATGCGCGTCTCAGCCATTTGCTTTACGTCGTTCGCGGTTGGGTCTGCATCGAGCCGTTCATCGAGCTGCAACATTTTTCGGTATGTGAGAATACGATCGTTGTAGATGATCGTGGCCGTCTGCACATCCGTGTCGGATAAATTATTCCACGCTATTTGGGGGTACTCTTCTTCTTTGGTTTTGGGGCTGCCTTTGGCTTGGCCGGCTCTTTTTTTTTCTCTTCCTTGAGTTCTTCCTGAAGCTGCTCGTTGGTCTCTTCGAGTTCCTGCATTTGGCTTTCTAGCTCCTGTTGTTCCGACTGCAAGTCTTCGTGTTCCGACTGAAGTTCTTCGTGCTCTGCTTGCAGGGCTTTGAGTTCTTCTTTTGCTTCGATGGCAGCTTCGGCAGCGGCTTCTTCTTCGGCAGCAACGGTACGGCGATGGCTTACTACTTCCTCACGCGAACAAACATCCAGTAAGGCGTAGAGTATTTCGTCGGCATAGCGAACAGGCAATAACTTGAACTTCCGTAGCTGTGGCAAAGCAGGGGACTTCTGTTCAAGCAGTGCCAAATCTGCCACGGCATGCTGTGCGGCACGCAAGGCCTGGAAGTGGTTTTGTTTTTCTTTAAAACTATATTTCATAATCTATCAAGGGTTAAGCAAGGAGCCGAAGCTCCCTGCTGGTTAGTTATACTGTTTGGAAGCGGCTACCCTGAACCTCGACTAGCGTGACGGCATCCATCACCATGAAGGTAATGCGGCTACCTGCTTTGGCTGTCCAGGTGGCACCATCCTCAAGCACAAACGCACTACCGTCGGCAATGGTAGCACTCTTCGTGGTGCCCTTGCCGTAAAGCGTAATGTGTCGGCCCTTGTCGTTGGCGCTCAGTCCGCTGATGTCTGTAATGGCATACGTGGCGGCGGCTCCATCAGGAACGTTGTATTCCGAAGCAGAACCTAATGCCAAAGTGGTGGCATCAGCTGCCAAGTTAGTAGCTGCCTGCTGGGTGATACTGCCGGTGTAGTTGTAGTATTGGTAGATGCTACTGCGGGTAAACGTAAACGTTACATAACGGCCGTCGGCATCATTCTTAGCTTCGTAGGAACCAAGTACCATAGGATCGTCGTAACTACCAACGATGTAGTATGCACCCGAACTCTTCTCCTTGAATATAACAATGAATTTGTCTCCTGCATGTTGCTCAATGAAGTTGAGTAGTGCGGCACGCATACCTCCCATGATCATAGTCAGGGTATTGGTGCCGGTTGTGGTTACATCGCCTTTCTCTCCATTACTCATAAATGTGGGTATGGTGTGAGCCTCGAACTTCGCGAAGTACTCGCCCGACTTGAGCGGTATGGTTGATACCTG